CCAGGTAATGGTAAGACAACAGTTGCTGGATTATTACCGGGAAGAACATTAGTTCTTGATGTCGATGGAACAAGCCAAGTGCTATCCGGGTATGACAATGTAGATGTAGCGAAAATAGATGGAAATCATCCACATGATAGTATTCTACAATTCTTTGCCATTGCAAAAGCAAACATAAATCAGTACGACAATATTTTTATTGACAATCTAACACATTACCAAAAATTATGGTTATTGAAAAAAGGAGAGAGTACCAAAAGCGGTATGCCGGAAATCAAGGATTACGCTTTATTAGACAACCATCTTTTAAAGGTAGTAGAAACATTTAATGCATTAGATGCCAATGTTATTTTCACAGCTTGGGAAACGACAAGGCATATCACTCACGATGATGGGCAGCAATATACACAATTCATTCCAGATATTCGGGATAAGATTGTAAATCACATCATGGGAATCGTTCATGTTGTCGCAAGGCTAGTGACAAAAGCAGATGGTACACGAGGGTTTATGTTAGAAGGCGATCAAAGTATTTACGCGAAGAATCATATCGATCAGCGCAATGGATGTTTGCAAAGAGAGCTATTAGAAGTTAATCATGACGAAGGATCTAAAAAATAAAAAATAGAACGGAGAATGAACATGGGATTCAGTTTAGATTTTAATGATGTATTTGGAGGAAGTGGAGGTATTGCGGATGGTGAGTATGAGGTAATCATTAACCAATGCAATGAGGACGCTTCGCCAGGCGGGGCAGAATTTATCAACGTTGATTTGATTATTCGGAACGATGTAGAACAGGCGTATCCAAATTTTCATGTTTTCCATAAAATTTGGAAAGCCAAAGCAACCGGTAAGTATAATATGAAATCACTGAATACGATTGGAAAAGCTTGCAAGTTGCAAAAAGGGAAGATGTATCCGTCTTTCGAAGCGTTACTACAAGATTTTGTTCTACAAACTGTACGTGTGAGGGTGAAAAATGAGAAATCTGATTATAACGGGAAAATATATCCAAACATAACAGGATGGGATGTTTCAAACACAGTAGGCCCATTCCAACATCAATTTAAGAAGAAAAGGGATACACAGACATTTTCGGAAATGAAGCAAAGTGGTATACGAATGCAGGATCAAGATTTACCGTTTTGATGAGGGGGCTAGGTAATATGCAAAACTATGAAAATATTCCAGAAGAATTAAAAGAATTACCACAATGGTGTTGTTTTACACGACAGAGGAATGGAGAAAAGATAAAAAAAATTCCAATCAATGCACATACGGGCCAGTTAGGGAAATCCAACGATGAAAGCACATGGGCGACTTTTGAAGTCGCCATGGCTGCCGTTGATACATTCAAATGTGATGGTATTGGTTTTTACTTTAAATCACCCTATTTTGGCATTGATATTGATCATGTACAGGAAGAGATTGAACGGTATCAATTGGGCGATCATGACGATAACATGGTTTCAGAATTCGTTGAAATGATGTGCAGTTATACGGAATATTCGATAAGTGGAACTGGCATTCATATTATTGCGAAGGGAGAATTGCCGAAAGGCGGTAGACGGAAAGGAAATGTGGAAATGTATGACCACGGTCGTTTCTTTGCGATGACAGGAAATATCGTGGGGCATTATACAAGGGTGGTAGAAGATGAGCATGGACAAATTGGGTATCTCCACAATAAATATATATCGAAAAGTGAAGTAGTGAAAGCAAGTACCGCTCCCGATACGCCACAAGGAGTCCATATTCCAGAAGCTGAAATCATTCAGATTGCCTGTAATAGTAAAAATGGTATGCGTTTCAAATTATTTATGAATGGTGGATGGGACCCCTTTTACGATTCGCAATCTGAAGCGGATATGGCTTTTGCAAATGATTTAGCTTTTTGGACAAACCGTGATTTTCATAAGATGGATAGTATCTTTCGAAGGTCGTCTTTGTATCGTGAAAAATGGGATAGAAAACAAAATCAATCTACGTATGGTACAGAAACATTACAAAAAGCGATTATGGATTGTACAAATGCGTTTATTCCGAGGGAACGTGATGAAGAATTCAATTTGTACGTACAGGAACATGACGTGAAAACAATTGAAAAGAAATTCTATAGTTATGATGACACAGGGAATGCCCAACGATTGACAGATAGGTACGGTGAAGTGATTCGATATAGTTACATTCGTAAGAATTGGTACTTTTATAACGGGAAAACTTGGATATTAGACCAACAAGGAATGATGAAAAACATTGCTGATAAAGTGATTGAAAAGATGAAAGAGGAGCCTATTTATGTGGCAGAGGGAGAGGATGAAACAGACATGAAAAAAGCTCTGCATAAACATTTGAAATCGTCACGGGGTAGTCAAAAGAAAACAAATATGATTAAAGAAAGCGAACATGTATTGCCAATTCAACCCCATGAATTTGATTGTGATCCAGATGTATTCAACGTTCAAAATGGATACTTAGATTTACAAACAGGAAAACTGAACGAACATGATAATACGAAGTTTTTTACCAAAATATCTGCAGTAGAGTATACAGATAAAATGGATTGTCCGTTATGGATGGAATTTTTACATCAAATATTTGATGGGAATCAGAAGCTTATTGAGTACATGCAACGGGCAGTTGGCTATTCTCTCTCTGGTTCTACAGAAGAACAGATGATGTTTATTTTGTATGGGAACGGTCGGAACGGAAAATCAGTGTTTTTAGATGTGGTTACAGAGATATTTGGAAATTATGCAACGAATATTCAGCCACAGACGATTATGGTCAAACAACAAAGTTCAGGCGCAAATTCAGATATCGCACGGTTAGATGGAGCTAGACTCGTGACAACGACAGAACCGAATGAAGGAGTACGACTCGATGAAGGATTAGTGAAGCAATTAACAGGGGGCGATAAGGTAACGGCACGCTTCTTGTATGAAAATGAGTTTGATTTTCTGCCGCAATTTAAACTGTGGATGGCTACCAATCACAAGCCAATTATTCGAGGAACGGATAATGGGATTTGGAGACGGTTGGCTGTCATTCCGTTTACGGTACAAATACCAAAAGGGAAGGTAGACAAGCGTCTCAAACATAAGTTAAGACGCGAATTAAAAGCAATTTTGAATTGGGCTGTGGAGGGTTATATCAAATGGCGTAAGGATGGATTGCAAGAACCACAAATCATTCAAGATCAACGAGAAGAGTATCGAACAGAAATGGATTCGATCGAAGCATTTTTAGCAGAGTGTTGCAGGAAGATTCCACAGGGTAAGGTACAAGCGAAAACACTTTACCGTCTATATAGGGATTGGGCGAGTGAGAATGGCCAAGATATGATAAGTAATACGAAATTTGGTCGTGAGATGGGTAAGAAATTCCACAAGTATAGAAGCGAAAACGGAAATTGTTATACCGGAATTGAACTGTTAGGAGAATATGAAAAGCCATATTTCAGATTAGGGTATTAACGGATGGGGGATTAGTAGGCGATAGGTAAGACGCTCATTTTTTTATGGGATTATAAATTCATGCAGGGTTATGTAGGGGTAATGCATAGTTTTTTGAAACCCTACATACTTCAAACCCTTACTATATCTACTGTATTTATTCTTTCTGTATAGTCTGTATAGTTAATATAATAAATAGTAAATAAAAAAATAAATATTATTATATATATAAAGGTTTGTGAAGGAAGTATACAGGGCGATAAAAAAGATTTCAAACCCTTGATATGACTGCATTTAGTGGGGTTTTCAACCCTACATTGAACGATACATAAAATAAAGAAGAAGGAGTTGGATAATAAATGGAGGGAATTGGATAGAAATGGGCGTTTTATGGAAGGGAACCTGAAACGCCTGAATGGGGTTAAAAGTAAATCGCAAGAAATGAAAATAAGGAAAAGGAAACCGTGTGGATGATAAGTAAGAGAAGAATGAGGGGGAATTGTATGAACACTATATATTACCGTTATTCTGAATCAGAATTAAAGAGCATTTTGCGTACGCTGGAAATCGTCGTAGACACGCGAGAACGAAAAAATCAACATGTGCTGGACTACTTCCAGAAGAAGAAAATACCTTTCAACATTCGAACGATGAAAACCTGTGATTATTCTGCCATGATTCCCAAGAATGTAGAAATAGGTTTGACAAGAGATCTGTACCTCACAGCTGGTGTGGAGCGGAAAAATGGGGTAGATGAACTAGTGGAAAGTATCAAAGACCGTACCCGTTTTGAAAATGAATTGATTCGCGCGTCTAATTATCCATTTGTTCTTATTGTGGAAGACTTAGAAGGATACCAAAAGATTCTAAACGGCATGTACCGGAGTAAGTATGAGCCGAAATCTTTATTAGGTAGTCTGAAAACTTTTGAAGTACGATATGGATTTTCTACCGTTTTTATCGATCCAATTACAACGGGTAATTATATTTATCATCACTTTTTATATATGGCGCGAGAATTGTTAAGAAAAGGATGTATGTAAGCGAGGAGGCTACATGGACAAGAAAGATAGGGTAATAGAAAAACTGATTCAGAGAAACATATTTAAACTAAGGGATGGTCGGGATTTGTTTGAAGGATCGTGTGAAGAATTGGAACGGCTGTTAAAAGGAGAAAAACAAGTGAGTATGAAAAAAGTTCGTGTGATGTCTGAGGAACAGAGGAAAAAAGGTTACAGAACGTTTAGCAAGGGTTGGAATGGAGTAAGGTTACATGGAAGTTTTATAAAAAAATAAAAAGATTGTATATATAGTTCGTGTTTGTTTACAGTGCATATATGTATTAGGGTTGGTTGATTTATCCAAAATAAAGGAGTTAGTAGGTACCAACCCCTTTATCTCGTCATGTTCAAACGCAGGAGACTCCCTATAAAAGGAGGTATTTATAATATATTTCGTACGAGGGAATTTATTCTTACTTAGCTATTATTTTTGGTGTGAAATACAAAAAGCTGTAGAATAACTTGAACGATGATTGGCCATTTACAGCCTTTGGATAGTATGAATCAAACTTGAAATTTTATACGGAGGGATAGCCATGCAATCACCGGTAGACTTTTTAATCGCATTATCTATAAAATTGACAGAAATTGCGGACAATACGGCAGCCGAGTTAGAGAAAATAATTGCAAACATAAAGGGGAAAATAACGAACAATTAGGTTTGTGCTTGGAGATGGAAGTGAGAGGGTGGTGGACCGAGGATTTAAATGAGTATGAATACCATAGGTATNNAGAAATTAGAAGAAGAGATTGCCTATTTCACATACAACTTAGACCGAACAAAGTCAGAATTAAAGCGTTGGATCTATGGTGATTTACAAGGTATACGTTTAACTGCGGAATCAGAAGGCGCGAAGGTAGAAGGTCATATCGAACGGATTGAATATGAATTAGCACATAAGATGAATGATTTATACGATTTAAAACAAATAATTGGTAAGTTCAAGGGATTAGA